CTATTATTAGTTCGACCCCAGTCAAAGGCTCTGCCAAGCCCAAGACATCTAAGTCCGCGAAGAAGCGCGCGGCCGCCGCCACCAGAGGCGACGAGGCGAAAGCCGAACCTAAGCAGCCAGGTGCCAGCAAGAGTCGAGATAAGAACCCGACTCCAGCTGGCGAAGTGCTGCAGGATTCAGCTCCTGAAGGGACGCAGACGCTAACTGAATCTACCCCCACCGGTGAAGGGGGGGAAGGCGAGTCGCCTGGAACTGACGCCGAGGTCTTGGAAACCCTCGGCGAAATGTTCCAGGTGGGAGAGCACCGCCTTCCGGCCGAGTCCAGACTCAACCAACCCGAGACGGCCAACCCTGATGTGAGGATCCTACCATCGAAGCAGAAGATGAAAATCGTCCGCTTTGGTCGTAGTCTGAACTTCATGGATTGGCTGGCTACCGTTGCGTTGGTCTGGATGCTGGCCATCGCCACCTTGGCCTGGTTTAGACCCGCCAATGTGGCCGTGTCGCTGGTAGAGTACGACTGCCAGTGGACCATCACCACCTCCTTGTCCCTCCTACTATTCCCACTAATTGTCACAGTCGCTATTTACCACCAGGCTATCCGCGTTCCCGGCAGCCCACTTATCTCCACGGCATCCATCCTTGGTCTGCTCGTCGTCCTTGTGGCGATGTTGCGGTTCGTCGGGTGGGCATGGATAGTGGCACTGCAACGCGAATTGCACCTGAATGAGTATTATGGCGCCTCCCACTCGAACCTAGTTATCTTTGAGCGTCCAGACATCTTTTACGATCTCTTGACCTCCTCAGGGCTCTGTACTAGGCGAGTTGTGTCAATTGTCAGCTACTTCGCCCTAATCCAGTGGAGTGGCGTAGTCGTGGCCCTCTATCTTGTGCTCTGCTTGCTCGTTGCCATCCTTTACAAGGTGTGGCGGCGCGTCAGTAGGCACATTTGGGGGATCCCGCACTACGTTCCTGACCTCAACGCCGACATTTCCCGTCTGGCGCGTGAGTGGGAGATAGACCCGGACCTCCTGGCGACGATTATGACGAAGACCTTTTCCATGAAGAGGACTTCCGACAGTCTGACCCAGTTGAACCGGGCAGCTCTCGAGTGGATAGGCCTCAACCGTAAGAATTGGAGCCCTGCAGCCAAAGTCAGCGAGACCTACCGTGCCGTGGTAGCCGCGCTGGCGTATACTGACAGGGAAAGTTCCATGGCTGAGGTTTTGGAGGAAGACGTGATCCTGAGCGGCATGCGCCGGGCTACGGCTATCGCGAGTGGCGATAGTCTTAGCCTGCCGCGTGCGTGACGGGGCCCTGTTCAGGTCGGTGGCGTGTGCTGCGGTATGCCTGGTGCTACAACCCTTGATGGGGGTTGTCGGATCACCAGAATGCCGAGTACCGACCTGGACAGACACCGCGGCGGCTTGGTACGTGTCGCCGGGCTCAGCAGCACTGAGCTTTACCAACCGGTCGTTCACCACGACTGCGGACACAATCAGCTACGCTCGGTGTATGAGCGTGTGCTGGCACAAGTTCCGCGCCCCACTAGTGGAGGGCTTGGCAATCTTCGGAAGACTGCCATAAAATTCGCTAGGTTCTTACAACCCACTACTCAAGACCCCATGGAAGACATGCCCCAAAGGTATGCCGGGGCGAAGAAGCAGCGCTACGAAGCGGCCTTGCAGGAGTACTACCAGTATGGTTTAACCCAACGGGAGTCCTTTTGCAAGATGTTTGTGAAGAA